CATCGGCATACAACGCCTCATCAAAAGCCTCCTTGAAAGCTTTTTGGAATTTAACCCTACGCTCTTCATCTCCCTTCCTAAGCTGACGCATCACATAGCTGTAACTCAGATCTACCCGAGGTCTCTCGGTATCCGTTGCAGCCGCATAAGCTAAAAGAGCCTTCTTGGTAAGATCTTCATCACCAAGAAGTCTTAGATCTTTGCAGATTTGTGATAGTTCGCTTTCAATACTCATATCTTGCCCTGGAAGATAGCTGTAAGATTCAATTCATCAGTCTTCTCCGCTACTAATGTAACGTTTATTTCATTGAGCAGTACTTGTTTTTTGTATGTCTTTGCATTGGTTACAAATTCAACCTCAATAGCAAAAACCCTTCCCTGTCCCCAAAGTACCTTGCCCTCAATATACATGTTTTGACTAACATTGTAATCTGCATACTTGGTTGAACCACCAGATTCTCCCCAATATACTTGAACAATTTTATCTTTATAGATATGACCAACGGCTTCAGCTAAAGAGTTAATATGTTCATCATCTGCGAATTGGTTTACATCAATCATGACAATCTCCATTGATCAAATGCTACTTTACGAAAGCTTTGGTCTAGTACCTCTGAACTCATTGCTTCAAAAGTTGAATGACCAGATTGAACATCAATCTCAATTCCGGTCTTAGTTGTCTCAAGATACTTATCAGCTATGTATGTAGAAATGCCGTAAATTGCAGGTACGACATTCATTTTTGACCCAGTAGCAAATACTTGCACCTCAACATCTTCTCCATTGTTCCTAACCGAACATTCGGCATCAATCTCTTGACGCAATGCAGAAGCTAGCACCTTGGCAAACCTAGCTTTATGATGAAATTCTAAACCATCTACTTTTACAATTGCTGGTGTAATTGGTAAAGCCGAACGAAGTAAAGCCTTCTTTACAATTCGAGTAATTGGGCCACTCGCAGTGGTAATATCTTTTTCACCATTCTGCACTTGTTGCTCTACCGTTTCACTCTCAACTTCTTGACCAACCAGTTCCGGTTTCTTTCCAAAACCTTTATTTTCACGCCACTTTTCCTTAAGCGCTCTTATTGTATCTGTAGACAATCTTATATGCCTAACCATAGCAACGGAAAGTTGAGGTGTTGGCGAAATCGAAGCACCAAGATCATGAAGCCTTACAAGACCAACATGAATATAGAAGTCATAAGACATCACTGGTAAAGCTACAAATCCTGGCTGAACATCAACCAACATTTCATTCACTCTTCTATGAGTAATCTTTGCTGATACATCTGGAAATCTTACCTGAAGTAGAACTGAATTGTGCAGAATTGCAACCTTGAGATTTTCGATAAAGTCATCGAAACCATAGGTAATAACAAGATCTGCAACATCTGGTTCTAAATGTCCTCTTTCCAAAGCTTTCCTCATTTCAGCTTTGGTATCCTCATATACTGAATTTGATATGTAGATTTGCGAAGGATCGTAATTGGCAAACCATTCAAAATCAGTGATAGGTTGATTAACCCTTTGACCAATGGGGATTTGTTGAAACTGAGCAGGAAGCTGTTCCCACATTTTGTTGATGAGATTTTTATCTTTCTGGTATCCGGAGGTCATCCAGGATAGATTGTCACCAGAGATTTCATTACCACTCTCATCAATATATGTGACAGGAATTGCAGCATCAGCCGCCCTCATCTCTTTACTCAAGTTACCCATATCTCTGGTAACTTGAGCAATAGTTGCCGGAACAGTTCCCACCAACTGAGCTATAGTATCTGGGTCTTGGCTTTTGAAAGCCTTGTCCATTTCAGTCAGTTGATTTATAAGATCTGTAAGAGGGCCTTTCATTCCAGTATAGGCTTCCTCTACTTTTCCTTGACGCTCTGCAAACTCTTTACTAAAACGAGCCTTCCACCAGTTTTTCATTCTCTGGACAATACCCGCCACACGCACTAGATCATCACCACTTTCCTGTAGCTCTAGTGCTGCTGTACGAAGTATCTGAAGATCTTGTTTGTTCATCCCTTTAGTACCTTTTCAGCTGTTAAGAGAAATGCTTTAGCGCCGTTGATGGCATCATAGTCATCACAAATTTCTGATGCTTTTACCAGAAGAGCTGCAGCTACTCCATTATTCCCCTTTAGAATTTCTGTCTCTGCATTCTTCCAAAGTGAAATAACTTGCAAAGCTGCTGCGCCAGTTAGTTGTGGGTTCTGGTTTCTCCAATCTTGGAACTCGGCACTGGTAAGAGTTTTTGGTGATTCTTCGTCAACATCAAGCTCTAATTGCTGCGGCGCAGCTGGTTCCATAAGCGCTGTAGATGGCTCAGGAGTTGTAGATACCTCAGGTGCTATTGGCGCTGTCACTGCTGGTGCGGTCGCCGCCGGAGCAGGCGCTTCCGGAGCTGGCGGCATTTCAGGAGCTGCGGGTGCCGCAGGAGCAACTGGTGCTGCAGGAGTCTGATTACCCTTGTCCTTATTGTACTTACTCATATCAGGAACAATGTCAGCAAAGTTAGATTGATACAAAGCAGACAACTGTTGCTTCTGTTGTTCAAATCTATCCTTGAATCTTTTTGCTATCGTAATGTATGAGCTGAAATCTGTGCGGGCTGCATCAAGCTGTTTGAATACTTCTTTAATAGAAGCATGTGCTCTTTCTGCAATGTTTAAGGCACTCTTTGCAGCTTCACGCTGTTTACCCATTTTGTTGCGGAAAATTCTATCAAGGAGAGCGCCTTCCATCTGATGGAAGGTAGGAATATTCTCCTGTAACCACTGCATAGGACCAGCCTGCTTAACCATTCCCATTGGAATAGAATCCGGATCCGGTGCAGCAGCTGCATATAGTAGGAGTTCCAACTTAGCAGCCTTGGGCATTTGAACAGGCCCCTGGGCTAAAGGTTTCTCAGGTTTCTTTCCCAAAGCCTCATTCATTTGACGAAGCTCATCATCGGAAAGCTTTGTACCCTCACCATAGAACTCTTCCATCATGGTTTCTCTGAGTTTTTCCAACTCATCGATTTGATAGAAAATACCATCCATGGTTTCGAGAATCTTCCAAGCATAAAAAAGAACTCTTGGATACTCTCGATTCTTATAAGCCATGCGAGCTTCATGAAGCGAATCACGAATGCCAGGATCGCTTGATAGAGCAACCTCTCGCATATCGTTATCAATCTCCTTGATCTTATTGTAAACGTCTCTATATCTTCTGGAGAGCGTTTTGCGGGCAAGCTCCATTGGGTTTAGGTGCCTGCCCAACATGTTTACAATAGATTTCCTTTGGGCTTCTTTGTCAAAAGTCATAGTTGAATCCTCACTACACGCTCGTCTTCTAAGAAGCCGAAATATGCGCTGACTCTAAATCATGGTGGGGGCGGACCGCTAGGTTTGCCACCACCAATTGGTGATGGAGGAGGTGCGCCTGCTGGCTTACCGCCAGGCATTGGAGGGGCTCCAGGCAAAGAAGGCCCACCACCGGGTGCTCCACCGCCACCTGCAGGTGGCTCATATGGGCTTTGTCCTGGTACTGGCTCATCAGCAACTTCCTCAATCTCATCACCTGGGCCAAGAGATTTGAGTTCGTGAATGCTATATCTTTGCATTGCCGCAATCTCACGAGTACGAATTGCATCCTGAATGTCTTCGTATCGAATTTTGCGTTGCTCCTCTTCGTACTCCAAACCGAGAGAACGATACAGAGTCTGCAACGAAACACGCTTCTGAACACCCTCACCTTGGGATAGATTAACCATGTTGTTGATGTAAGAATCCATATCAAATAGCGACATGTGATTCCAATCAACCTCTGGTACAATCAACGTCTTCTCACCATCAACGTATTCATAAAAATCATTGATTTGAGAAATTGGTGCAAAGATCTTACGCTTCAACCAGCTCGTCATCATCTGACGGAACTGCATGTATCTCTGACGAAGAACGTCAAGAGCAACAGAACCAGTTGCGTATGTGGTATCAGATCCATCCATAATAACAGATGGAACCATCAAACCAATATAGATTTCCTTAATGAGCTGCTGTACGTCATTGGATGTATCATAAATACCCTGACCATAACCAACACGCTCAACAGCAACAGCGTCATGGGTAAAGATCTTGAAGTCCTTATCGTACTGAGCTTCTTCAAAAACATTTCTCCAATGCTCTAGATCGATTGGGGTTGGGCGGAATTCCTGACTACCAATCTTAACAAGAGTCAAAGGATTGACCATGTTATCTGCCTGAGCATACTTAGATTCTCTAAGCTTATCCCAAAGCATTAGCGCTCTAAAGCAAGATACAACAAGACCAGTTCCACGAATCTCGTATGGTGAAATACGACGAGCCATATGGTGAACGTAAAAGTTGTTCAAAGGAATATCTTGATTCTTTCGAACATGTTCAATGATACTTGGATCTAATTGCTTTCTTTGCTGCAAATCTGATGGCTGATTACCGTGAACAACGCGTCTAAGATTCTCATCTGGACGAAGCGAGATAATAGGTTCTGCAGCAATTACATTACGTTGAACGTTTACGTAATCCGGATTGAGAATCATTAGGCGGCTCCACTTACCAGCAGACTCATCTAGTTCTGCATAAATGAAAGCTTCACCAAGAATCCAGTATTCCTGAGCCGCAAGAACAGCCATATTCATCAGATCGATTTCTTCAATCATCTGAGCAAAGAATTTCTCAACCTTAGGATTCTTTGATTTGATATTTAACTTGGCAATTGGATATGTTGAGTGGAGTGAAATTGCATTATGAACAATTGGATTCAAAGCAAAAAATGAACGACTCCATGCATTGATTGTAGGACGATCACGAGGTAGATTTAAGTTAGAGTTGAGCCACAGAGGTGAATATACTTCTGGGACTTGTCTTGTTGAATCGTTAGAACCTCTCCAACCAGAGCTTGTACTTGTGACATTTCCAGAACCAGATCCCATTTTGTACAAACCTTTACCGTTACTTGAGACCACACCGGCTTGGGTTTGAATCATTCGAATCTTGTCTGGCATATCGCCACGAGAACTTGGAGCGAATCCAGAAGAGCCTTGCTCTCTAAATTCTCCTGCATCCAATTGCATCTCCATGATTTCTCTACGCTCATCAGATACAGAACGAGCCATCCGATTAGTTACTTCGGGCGTTCCAGCGATTGCTGCACGCTTCCTCATGATTTCGGATGAACGAGATTGCTTCTCTTTGTTCTGGGCAATGAGCTGTTCAGCTCTAGTGATGTTGTTATTGATATCTACCATCAGATCCCTCTATATCATCGGCGTCCGTTCATTCTAGGAACATACCCAATAACCGCCTGAACTGGACGTGCCTCTGTCGCAATTTCATATTTCATGTGCAGAGGGTTCGCGATGCTAAAACCTTGTGTTACGTCAAACTTCCAAGCCAAATATGCATTAAGTAATGCCATCAAACCATCGTTTGCTCCAGAGCCCTTTACATACTTCTTCAAAGGTTCACCAGACTTATCTTTAGTTACCTTAATATCCATTGATGCACAATGCTCAATCAACCATTCAATCTTGTGATGATGACCACCAGGGAACTTGATTCTACCTTCTTTTAGAAGACCAATAAGTTCACCAATGTAATAATCCTTTTCAAAGACTATTGTCTTTGGCCATTCATCTGATGAATACTTGACATGACCAATAACTCTGTGTTGAGCACGAGATGCTAAGAACTTTTCATCATATGTTCTTTGCATTCTATGAGTCAAATCATAAGCGTCACCAATATCGCCTACAGCCAGTGTCATGTTATATCTGCGGAACATCTCTTCAACAGAACCTTCTTTTGTCTCAGGATCCGTTTTCATAAGACGTGTAGCAAATTCTACATTGAAAATGTTATCTTGTGCTGTCAGAATAACTGCACAGGAGTAAGAACCTTTCTTTCCTCCGCGACCAGTCATCTGTTCAAGAGCACCTCTTTGACCCCAGTCGAATCCGGCATAGACACGCTTACCAGCATCAGAGTGGATGTACTTCACCATCTTGCGGCCCTTATCTATACAGTTCGTTCGAATCTGTTCAGCAGTAATCGTGCCACCCTCACCATCATAGAACTCACCAAGAACCTCGTTCATGTATACGCGTTCTGTATTAATTGGTGAACGATCTGGTTTCGCTTTCGCAATTGTTTCTCTAAGGAATGTTGGAATATAAAGCTGATTAAAATGGTATCCAACATAATCACATTCATCTGGATTGTTGAGTGGGATCCATTTTCCACGCTCAATAGCTTCGTTCTTATCTTGCTCATGACCACAGTCAGTACAACGAAGAGTCATGCCGTAAATCCAAACACTCTCCCAATCAGTGTCTGGTCTATACAATGGGAAGTATGTTCCACACTTCTCGCAACGAGGATGAAAATATTGTTGAGAAGAGTTCTGCCACATTTCCCAATATGATCCGCCCTTTGTCTTTGGTGTTCCAAAGTAAACCTGAACACCTTGACCTGTAGCTCCATAATTGGACTTAGCCAAAATCTTGGTAGCTGCACCAATAGCAAGGTCAGTCATATCCTGAACCTCATCGAACATCGTACAATCAACAGTACGACCACGAATACGGTCACCGTCTAGACCTGTTGATTCAATCCAAATCTGGTTTCCATACATGAACTTCTTAAAGTGCATGGAGTCATTGGAAGGAGAACCAGCATCAATGACGTTCTCCATGAATGATTTTGGTAGACCATTCTTTTTGATTGTTCCAGGAACTGGTGCTGCCTGACCAATCATTGGGTCTAGCTTGTCTTTTGTATAAGCAGCAGCAAGGCTTAGTGTTGGAAACAAATGCATCATACGCATTGGTGAACGACCATGCGTACCAAAACGGCCGCACGCTGTGAAGTAACACTCCAAAGCTGCGGCCATTGTTGTTGCACCCACTTGGCGACCCTTAACCATAACAATTGGTTTAGAGTTCTTCTCGATTGCCGAAATGCCTATGTATCTATAGATGTCCTGGAAGGGTTTGTACCCTGTACCAATCAAATCTAATGGCTTTCCATCGACCTTTAAGTACTTCGCACAGAAGTACACTGGGTCCATTCGAAAGAGAGAGTCCTGAAACTGATAAAATAATTCGTTGTAGTTTGAAGCTGGAGACTTCATCTAATCCTCATTTGTTCTGAATATGCCTATATCACTAAAATATACAGACAAATGAGTAGAAGATTAATCAAAATATCCCTTTATCAGGCACTAAGAGAACAAAAGGATCTCTATTTGAGTCTTTTTCTCCCGAATAGTCTACCTGAGTTCCAACACCACGTCCGATTTGAGAGGAAATCTCATCCTTCACTTTCTGCTTACTCATCAGTTGTTTATTAATCCAACTTAACAATGGCTTATCAGAAAACACAGATTGAGACACACCATCACGGGCAAACGTCTCAACCAAGCTATGAAGCAAAGCTGGGACTTGAATACCATGATTTGTATCAATTACATTGATGATGAAGTGCTCAATAGCTGGATTCTTTATGACAAGTTCTGGCTTGTCATCCGCTTCACCTGAATCGCTAAGCGACTCTAACCTCTGCTCTTCCTCGTTCCACTCAGCGTTGTTGGTGTCAGCTTCAGCTATTGAACGTTTCATTGGACTTTTTTTTTTGAGCAATCATCACATTC